TGTTTTTAGAGATTTAATAATATACAATATCTCACTATCCCCATATATTCAATGGGTTAGCATGGATTATGGTTCTCTGACTCCGATATCTTGATCACAATAGATCATTACTTTCGTGTCCGCGCGACTTCAAATCAGGGCTGTTTTAAAATGGCTACTTTTCTTTTTCGCTCCTATTAAGTAAAGTGGTCCCATCATAACGAGAAGGAAAAGTAAAATGCCTCTTGCAAAAGCCACTCACAAACCCAGTATCAATGTCGTCGCTAATCCTCGTGTAGAGAAAGGAATCACCCCAAAACAAGAAGAGTTTTGTAGAATCTACGTTTGCGAAGATGTCAGTCAAACTGAGGCGGCTGTACGAGCAGGATATTCTGTAAAGTCTGCCCACGCTATTGCATCACAATTACTCAATGGGCAAAGGTATCCTCAAGTTGTGCAAAGAATCGGTGAATTAAAAAGTGAGTTATCTAAAAAGTACGAGGTAAGTTTTGAAGGACACGTTAAAAAACTAGCCGAGATACGTGACGCTGCCCTTGTTGGAGGAAACTTCGCAGCGGCAGTCGCAGCCGAAAAATCTAGAGGACAAGCGGCAGGGATCTATATAGATCGTAAAGAAATCCTCCATGGACGTATTGACCAAATGGATAAAGAGCAAGTTATGAAAGAAATAGAGCGTTTGCAAAAAGAGTTTCCTGCACTCGCTGTAGTAGCCGATGGCAATATGGTCATCGAGGGTACAGCACAAAAAAAGATAACAAAAGACCCTACTTGATAAATTCCTGTGCTATGGTTAGGTACGATTAATTTAACCTACCCGAAGAAAGGGGTTTTGATATGGCTACTAAATTTTATGAGTGGACTAAAAAGTTAGGACAACAGCATTTCTCAATGGACGATGGCACAAGCATGACATTGTGTGGGATGCCATTGCTCGGCAACAATTATGCCGCAGACTATTACGACGAGGATAAAACACCTTGTCCCAAATGCGCTGAGCGTATGGATTTTATTACAACAGGGGAGCTCGTAGACTAATGGCTGATGAACACATCTTAGCATGGTGCAGATTGCAAAAGAATCCCATGCCCCTAATCCAAAAGTTGTTACTCTTGAGAAAAAAAGCAAAAGCAAATGAGTAGTAAACCCGAGTCACAATTATGGTATAAACTCCGTGACGGTACTAAAGATCTAGGTGTGTTTTGGACACGCCTAGAATCATGGGCAAGTCCTGGAGTTCCTGACCTACACGGCATCGTCCAAGGTCATCCTTTTTGGTTAGAACTCAAGGTTCACAGGTTAAAGTCACTAAAGTCTATAACTCTGCGTCCACATCAAATCGCGTGGCAAACAAGATATTTTATGAATGGTGGCTCAGTTTATAACTTGGTTCATCATCCTTCTTCCTCTACCCTAAATATATTTAGCGGTGAAAGAGCGATAGAGATAGCAGGAAACGGAGAATCATGGACACCTGACTGGAGTTGCTCAACACCGTACGATTGGACAGGTATCATCAATCATATTCTATCTACAAAATCGTCCCATCACAAGGAGGAAGACCTCAAATTTCCTCCCATCATAGAGGATGAAAGATGATGACATGGCTTTGAGGATGAATGACGATGAACGATGATTCGTGGACAGATGATGATTGACGATGACCGATGATTCTTGAGGATTTCCCCCTAATAAAAAAGATTATTTAAGATAACAAAAGACTTGCGCCTGAGTTCACTATTTGGTATTCTATATATGTATCCAACACATGGTGTGTTTGGACAATGCTCGTAGAAAGGAGCTTATCATGGCTAATACAGCTAAAAAGACTTCCCCTAAATCTGCCACTAAAAAAGTGGTAAAATCAGTTGAGTTAATGGTCACTGACCAAGAGCTTACTTACGATGACATCTGGAATTTTGTCCAGACTAAAGCAGGAGGCAATGAGGCTAACGTGAAAATCGTACCTCTTGACAATGTCGACCTCAAGTCTGACGCGCCTGTGCCATTTGGTTATGGTGGACGAGCAGGCGGTGTTCGTCAACAAATTCAAGACTGGATGTTGCGTGGTGTTGAGGGTGATGCCACACTAAAAGCGGTTCTCAATAAAGCCGCGCCACTGGGACACAGTCGCAAAAAGCCAGTGTGTCTACACGCTCTCTTGCATGGTGGTTACTCACCGTCTAGTAAATACTGGATGACACCATATGTCAAGCTCGTAGTTCAAGCTTAAAAAGATTAGGGGACTTCGGTCCCCTTTTTCTCCCATCCCATTCCTGAGGAGGAAAGACGATGATCCCTTTCCTGAGGAAAGAGGATTAATATATATACTAGTATATATATTAATCAATCATCTTCTAGTAATCATCATCAATCATCCTCAAGCAAGTCAATCTTATATAATCCTATGGGGTTTACAAAAGGTTCACTATTTGGTAAGCTGTATTTGTAGGCAGTAAAACCTACAGCCAGACAATAACCATAGAAAGGGTCTCAAGATGGCAAAAATTGAACCACACACAAAGTTGAAATTTACTTCACCTGATACAGTTGCCGAGTGTTTTCCAAACATCGACGATGAGCTTTATAAAGTGCTTTGGTCAATGACTGAGTTTTACGATAATTCTTTCAGTGAAGAACCTGACCCAGAGAAAAACAACACTGCTTTGTTTTGGGATAAATTTACTGACGAACAAAAAACTGCAATAAATCAAGCAGCAGAAACAGACGCATATTAAGAGTTAGGGGACTTCGGTCCCCTTTTTCTCCCGTCCCTTTCCTGAGGAAAATTGATGATCCCTTTCTTGAGGATGACAAAGAATGTGTAATATACATGATATACACTACACAAGTTATTATCAATCATCCTCAAGCAGGTCAGTCTTATTTAATCTTGTCTGGCAATTAATATTTGTCTACGTAAATTGTTTTGTTAGTTTTTTAATAGTGCAAACAAAAGGAGGGTATATGGCACTGTTAATTATACTCATATTAATATTGATCGGAATTTATAGTGTAATCCGTCCAATAAAATAAAATGTAAAAAAGTTCACAAAAGGGGTTTACAATAATAGTGAACTATAGTAGAAAGAATATGTAGCCAATAACGGCTACAGCCAATCAACCGTAGAAAGGGTTATAAAATGGCAAATGCAAAAACAAAAACCGCAACCAAATCAGTCGCAGTAGCAACGCTACAAAATACTGGTTCTCCTCTTGAGTATTCTGACATCTGGGCATTCGTTAATGCCGAAGCAGGAGGCAATATACATAATGTTCAGGTTGTTCCACTTGACAATGTTAAGTTAGATTCTGATCAGCCTGTACCATTTGGATACACTGGTAAAACTGGCGGTGTCCGCGCTACAATTCAAGATTGGTTGTTAAAAGGGGTTGACGGTAACAACAGCTTGTTTTCAATTCTTAATGCTGCAAAGCCTTTGGGTCACAGCACTAAATCACCAATTTGCTTATTGGCAATGTTAAACGGTGGTTATACTCCAAGCTCAAAAGTTTGGGGTACTGGCTACGTTAAATTGGTAGTTCAGCCACAAGCTAAAGCTTAATAACAACGGCTAGGGGGATGGGTCCCCCTAGCCAATCACTGGTCACCATTGACCCCCCTACCCCCCACCACCCCCCTTTGAGACGACCTTTGGTTATGCCGTCAGGTGTAACCAAGTTTTAGATATTTCTTCGAGATCCAAAAACATTTTTTCATGGATAGTGAACTTTACTCGATCAAAAGCCGAGACTATGCCCCCCTATTGTGTGTATTGATTATAGGTTCATTGCCCTTTGAAATTTTTCGATGTATTTTGAAAATATGAGCTTTGATCTAACTAATGTGCCAGAAGAGCATTTGAAGAAGTTTGCGACTTTATTAGATCGAGCTAAGGAGATTAATGAATCAGAGTTAGCCCGTGATGATTTTATGGCTTTTACTAAGGCTGTATGGGAAGATTTTATAAATGGACGCCACCATAAGATAATGGCAGAGAAGTTTAACCGTTTGGCTCGTGGAGAGTTAAAACGATTAATTGTGAATATGCCACCTCGGCACACGAAATCTGAATTCGGAAGTTATTTATTACCTGCGTGGTTGATGGGACGTCGCCCTACGTTAAAGATTATGCAGACTACGCACACGGCTGAGTTAGCGTTTAGATTTGGTCGTAAGACACGTAATTTAATGAACTCGGAGGCATATAAAAAGATATTTGATGTAGAGTTGCGAGCAGATAGTCAGGCGGCAGGACGTTGGGAAACTTCAAAGGGCGGTGAATATTTTGCTGCGGGAGTTGGTGGTGCGGTTACTGGACGAGGTGCTGATTTATTAATTATTGATGACCCCCATAGTGAACAAGATGCGTTGAGTCCTACGGCGATGGAACATGCTTATGAGTGGTATACGTCAGGACCACGCCAAAGGCTTCAACCAGGAGGGTCTATTGTGATAATTATGACCCGATGGGCAGAAAACGATTTAACAGGTAAGTTGTTAAAGCAGCAGGGGCGAGATGTTTTAGCTGATAAGTGGGAAGTTGTAGAGTTTCCTGCTTTGATGCCAGAGACTAATGAGCCGTTGTGGGGTGAGTATTGGAAAAAGGAAGATTTACTTTCTGTAAAGGGCAGTTTATCAGTAGGTAAGTGGGAAGCTCAGTGGCAGCAGAACCCGACGAGTGAGCAGTCAGCTATATTAAAGCGTGATTGGTGGAAGCGTTGGGAAAAGAAAGAGTTGCCCCCTTTGGAGTATGTGATGCAGAGTTATGATACTGCGTATAGTAAACAGACGACTGCTGATTATAGTGCGATAACTACATGGGGTGTATTTTACCCTACGGAGGGAGGACCACCAAACATTATTCTTGTGGATGCACAGCGTGGACGATGGGATTTTCCTGATTTGCGTAGGCGAGCGTTGGAAGAATATAAGTATTGGGATCCTGAATGTGT